CTTCAAATACTCAAGGTCATTCCAGCGATTCACGCCATCACCGATCTTTCTCAATCTGGTATCCGTCTCAAATCCGACCTCACCTTCCATGAGAATAGGGTTCACCTCTCTCCATCTTGTCGACGTATCTCTTCTTAACTGAATTCTTTCCATAAGTAAATAATTTATGAGTTACACCAAATAAGCGTCAGCCCCACCGCAATCAATGGTTCTTGTCCCACCATAATTACTATCAGCCCTACCCCCGTCAAAGATAGAGGCCTTTATCTCGTTAAGTGAGCCTATATCAACGAACTTGCTAACACTATCTTTCCATACGTAAAGATGATATGGGGAGGAAGTTCCTACAGCGTAAGCGTCACCGATATTAGCGGTGGAAGGCAAAGCATCCGCCGTATCCTTGAATCCCAACAAATCATACCCATCCCCCTTCTCTCCCTTGGCCCCAGTATTTCCCATAGGGATTCCAAAGTCGAAAATAGCGTCCTTATCCCCGCTAACGTTCGTTACCGAAGCCTTGCTACCTGCGGGTAACGTCTTTACCTCCCCCACCTTTACGCTTGGGGTTATGTCAATGAGCGGGAAAAGATCATACCATACCTCTTCATCGTAGCTATATTTTACGTATCCCCCAGCCAAGCGAAGGTGTGGAACTTGTCCATTGTCCCCTTTAGGTCCCTGCGCCTTGAAGCCGGTATCAACGCCATCTTGAAACCAATTTCCGTTAGAGCCTATGATTATGTTACCCCCGACCGGAAGGGCGTCCGTTATCCTAGTCCAAGAGGAGTCAAGACGGAAGAAATCATCGGCGATACAAAGATCATAGGTGAGCTTCTCGGTTATCGTCTCCTCGTCAAGGTTCTTGTAAGTGATTATGATACCCTTCCTTCTCATCCAGAAAGGCAATTGTATACGGGTATCCCCCGCCGATCCCATCCAAGGCAAATACACGTTGTTGCATTTCCACAATATGGAATCAAGCCTCTCTTTCGTCCTAGCGTCATATACGGCCTGAATGTATGTCAACGGATAGATCGGAAAACGCTCGTTCTTATCCTTGGCCAGCTTGTCTAGCTGCTGTACGCTATCCCTCTCGTAACCCTCGCAAATATCTTTTCGCTCTTCCATGATGTATCGTGCTTTAGTTCGTTATACGTAAAATATGTTGTAGCCGGCGTTCAACTTCAAGATCAAGTCTAGGTCATTAGCCTTTACCCAATCCTCGCCTTCCTTCTTGTAAAGGGCCAGCTTGAATACGCTCATATTATCCAACTGATCTAATTTATAGGTATTCCCGGCCAGATAGAAAGGCTTACCTACCCTTATGCGCTGATCGCCGTTCTCCGTAAGATCGATGTTCTTACGGCCTTTGTACAATGTCCTTACCTTCGGCTTGTAGATACTGAATACAAGCTTGAATATCTTTCTGATGATTTTGTATATGAATTGTCTCATGATTATAATGTTTTAATGGTTATACGGTAGCTCCGGTGGCATCGACCCAGTTCGTGCCTGTCCACCAAATAGGCTTGTTTAAAGTTATGTCGTAATAAGTAGAACCTTTGTAATAAGAGTTAAGTATCGGTCTTTCTTTTGTAGAACCAGTTTCATTACAAAAAAGAACAGGCTCTTTACTACTGACTTTTATCCAATAAATACCATTAAACTCAAGAATAGATTCAGCAGGAAGTGAAACTGAATTAGAAGGAATATCCGTATCTGTAAGAATAACATCATTTAATGCTTGCCATACATTACCTGATGACCATGCTACCTTATCCCCTACTCTAATTGCGGTACCTATATTATCTGGTAATAAATAATTAAAATAAGAACAATCTCGTAAAGCTTTTACAATCTTATCATCTATATAATAAGATTGGCCCTTCTCCATTATACCAACATAGTCAGCTTGAATATTCTCAGTCTTTCCTGTCATCTTATAGATAACAGCATTTGTTTTGCCATATAAATACAAATCCCCAATATTACCCATATAATTGAGTGTCTTGATGTAACATTTACTGGTACTCAAGTACCCGCCTCTCATAACATTATTAGCTACACTCATATAATCAACTTTGAACCAATCAAAGTTTTCAGATCTTATATCAAACACAAAGAAAGCGCCAATAGTATTTATATTGCTATTATTCTCATAAGTTAATCTTCTTATCTCCCTATTACTAATAGGTACAAGTCGCGATTTAGTCAAAGTGTATTGTATCAATGCTTTATAGAATCCTAACTCTGGTCTTGTAGCTATACCATCAATCTGATTGTCAGTAAAATCTACATTATACATATTCTGTATCAAGAAGTATCTTCTATCCACAGCATCATCCTGTACAAATTTGAATTTATTACTTCTGATACTTAGATTAGTACCCATCACATATACAGGGTATATACATACACCTGCTCTATAAGCTGGTGAAGGTAAGTTATATTTTGCATTATAATGGGAAAAGTCAAAGTCATTACCTTCAATAATTATAGTTTCACATGCTGGTGAATTGACTGTGTTAGTATCCTTATCTGTATAATTTCCAGATGATCCAAGAGCTATAAGTGCATTAAAACACTTGCATCTATTATTCCTAATAGTAATATTAGTAGCAAGAGTAGCTACTAAAGCAGCATTCAAACACTCAACATCATTATTTTCAGCAGTAACAGATTCACTTCTATATTGACCCCATTCTGATGTGTCAAGTATAGAACTCATTCTACTTTCTCTAATGATATTGCCTTTGAACTCTGTGTATAGACCATGAGCATTAAGTAATGAACCTGTATAGTAACATCTTTCAAACAAGTTTCTATTTATCTCAAGTTTATTACATACAGCCAGTAAAGGAGTTGCTCCTCTATTATAATCATGTACATAGTTATCACTGAAGACCACATTCAAATCCACTCTTTTAAGAGTGGGCATTGTGATATTAATCCATTCAAAAGCCTCATTATTGTAGAACTCGGAATGAGAGATTTCAAAGTAATTACAATCTTGCCCAGTAATTAACTGCCCTATAGTTGTAGTAGGAGTAGGTCCGGGGTTTGGATAACCTGAAACAGTATCACCAAATACACAATTAGTAATTCTTACATCCTTAACCTTATCGCATAGAATAAGACCATCACCTATATAAGCATTGTTGTATATAAATTGAGTATCTCCTATAAATGAGATATTATCCAACTTGAAGTAACTTTGATTAGTTACGGTAAATACTCTCTTCAAGGCTGATGCTACATTAGGATACTTAACCACAGGCTTAATAGTTACACTCCCCAATCCTTTTATTGCTGCCGGAAAGTTTACATCCACCTCTGAGAAGAGATACGTTCCCTCTGTAAATTCAACTCTATTTGACGCAACACTGAATAAACCTCTTATTTGTGAAGATATATCAGTAGATCCAGTTCTGTCTAATTTAAACCATGCTGTAGTACAAGTATCATTAAGCAAGTTGCCCTTAAGGGTTATATTATTGAATACCTCTGTATTTGCAATTAAAATCGTATTGTAAAAGCGTATAGTACCATTCCTCAAACTCCCCCCTTGGAAATCCAGCACGCAATTGTCCGGCACCTCAATCGTCTGACCGGCTAGGCAGTAGTCGTACTGGATGATGTAAATGGTATTAGGCTTTCTCATCATGTGCTGCGTGAGCGTGTTCACGCCGTTCACGTAATGCTTCCGGAGGTACACCCGTCCCATTCCGGAGTAATCCTTCGGTGCGTATTCCTTATCTTTCAGTTTCAAGGTCTGGTTTTCCGAAACGGTTATATCCTCCTCGTCCGGAAGATTGGTAATGCTCTTGTTACCTATCAATTGCTTCGTAGCCTCGGAAAGATCGTCCGGATCGACGGAACCGGGCTTCAAGTCCGTTACCTGTTGGTTGGTGATGTCGATTATCTCGTTCCTCAATCCCCTCCGGGTGATATACGTATCACGGATAACGTTACCCTCATGGTCTCTCCAAGCACGGTCTACCGTGATCTCCGGGGTAAGGTCGATGTCCGGCTTGAAACCGGCGGGACGGGCTGATACCGGGGCATGGCTCTTGATCTCATCAACGACATCCCCCATATTATTAACCTTGTCCTCCGCTTTCTCTACACGATTATCAAGTTTTTCCGTATCTTCTCTAATATCCTCTATGGCATTGTCTTGTGCCTCCAACTCATCGGTAATGGCCTTTTGGCTCATGGTATCAACCTCGCTATCACCACGGGAATCGAGTACGCTTACGTAACGCTCATGCTTCAGCCACTCTCCTTCCGTACCGTTCCAGTCCCCACGTAATACGGCCAGCTCGTATGAGGACAAACCATCATAGCCATAAGTGGCGGTAGAGGTCTTTACTTTCAGCACGACGACACCTTCTCCGATATTCGTAGCCTCGTCCTCAAATTCGGTAATAGAGAAAAGATCCTCTTTCTTGGAGCGGCATACGCTTCGTGTATCAAAGACATGATCCATATTCTTGACCCATATCGCCTCGATAGAGTAAGTTCCTTCTTCCAACCCTGAAGGAATGTCTACATAAAGCGTACCTTTGTCCGCTCTCGCTTGAAGTAGATATTTCTCCCGGTTGCCTAATAGAAAAACCTTTACATTAGATCGGGAGAAATCCTCTTTCACCGGGCTTATCCCCTTGTAAATAGTCCACTCTACCCGAATTAACCTGTCCTTGAATATGTATACCATGATTCTATAGTCTTGTTATTGATTGGAGTTGGCCCCGGATGGATTGACACCCATAAGAACCAACGCTTGATTAAACATACTGTCCGCATGCTGATCCCTGTAAGTAAGCAACGTGAGGCCGGATATATAATAGATCAGCGCCTTTTTCAGCTTGGGGCTTACCTCCAAGCTATCCGTTATATCCTCGTCCGTTATGATCCCGATCTCGAACGTGTCGGATTTATCCTTCGCCTTATATAGCTCCAATGTCTTACCCGGCCTCATGGTCAACGCCAGTTTAGGTCTTTCCCATGTCCCCGTTGCGTATGGATCCGACAGCGTGGCGTATTCCTTATCGTTCCAATAGATAGGATCTGAAATAAATAAAGGCCATGATGATAGCCTAGCGTAACAAATCCGAGAGTAGTTCTCCGGCAAGCTTACATGAGCGACAAGATCTTCCTCTATGGTTCCGTCCGTTATTATCTTGTTTGGTTCCAACAGGCCCCAGTCTGCGTTACCGTTCACGAAGCGCAACGCCTCCGATATCTTGGACTTGATAATCGTGTCCATTTCCTCGTTATCCTGCGTTCCTAGGAACTCAGCGTCATTAAGCCCGATCTCGTCTATGCAGATCTTGACCTCACTCACTATGTCGCTCACGCTAATATCCATATCATTTCATGTTCGGGAACGAGACACTTAATTTATCCTTTAACTCCTCGAGCATATCATCGTTCTCCACCTTATAGCCCATCTTGGCGAAATAGTCGATAGCGTCATTCACGTTCTTTACGGTCTTGACCTCTTTCACTTGTTTTTCCCGGCCTCTCGAGTTCCTCATGACCGAGACACCAGACACATCATCGTCTTTTAACGTAGAGACGAGCCGGATAGACGTACCAAATCGGCAATCATTCTCGATAGCGTCTTGTACGAAAGGGTTGCTAGTCCGTAGCAAGGCGTTCTTGCCATTGATGAAATTACCGCCCTTGAACTCCATGCTGACCCTTGTGCCGCAGTATATAGTACGGAGCATGCAATTATCCTTGCCTACCAACTCATATGTTTTCGTGATCATTCGATTGATTTTATTAGACCCACCGTGAGTTTGCTCCGGTGGGTCTTGTTTGACAATATTACAGTTTACACGTTAATCTCTCCCTTGTATGGTTTCCATGCGGTACCGTCATATACATACAATCCGACGGCGTGCGTATCGTCCGCTACGGTCAAATAAACCACATCGTCCTTTTTCGGTGTAGATACGGAACTCAGGGAAGCCACGCTGGAAACGACTGTGTCAAGCATAGACAGCTTATATCCGCTCACTGTCACGTCCGGACCGATCAGCATCGAGTTATAACCCGTAAGCATCAAGCAGTCATCCTGAATATAATATTGGGATTTGGCCTCCCGTACCTCACCGCCTTCTCCCTTGGAATGATCCACGGTAAGAGTTTTTCCTTTTTGGTAGTAATAACGCTTGGCCTCGGACATCGGGAAAGCGACGGCGCATTCCTCATATCCAAGATCGTCAAGGGCGTGCTCGACCTTGAAGTTCAACTTTCCGAAAGTGGTCTCGAAAGAGGAGATATCAATACCGATATTCTGTTTCTTGACGAATGAGATATCCTTATGTTTCGTAAAGTCGATGTTCAGCAACTTCTCGATGAACTTGGTACCGCAATACACGTCCATCTCGTTCGTGTTCGAGTACTTTCCGAAAAGCATACGGGTGATACCGATAAGATCGGCGAACTCCAATGTCGAACCGATCTGGTAACCCAGCCGTAATTGTCTCAACACGCCTTTCTGGGCATACACGTATTCGGTACCTGTTTTCTTGGAGCCATACTTCACGAACTTCGTACCTACTCCGATCAACATCGTGCGTGTACATTTCTTGCGGAAATTAGACAAAGTCCAATCCTTCAAGTCTTGCACGTTCCACTTAGCCTTCTTATTGATACGCTCGAAGAATTCCGTCCACGTAATCAGACATACCTTCTTCTGCAAGTAGGCGATCTCTTTCTTGGGATAAGCGGAATCCGGGGCGATCTCCACCTCACTCTCACTCATGGCCGGTGCCATGATGTGCAATCCGGTACCCGCTTTCAAATCCGGCACATACATGTTTTTTCCTTCATCCAACGGGCCATTAAGAGCGGAAACCATAATACCGTTAGCCTTATCCGCGGATATGACATAGAGGACTAACGGACTACCGTCAGAATTTCCGTTCTCATCATATCCGGTTACGCCGTCTACCAAGACAGTGTTGCACTCGGCAAATAACTTCTCGTCATTCTTATACAAGCTTAGTTTTACCTCAGCGTCCTTTTCCGTGTTGGTCACCGCCGCCTTGGTAACGCAATCCATTATAGCCTCGCCAATATTGTAATGCTCCGGTTCCTTCGTGTTGACATGGACTTGCTTGGCGAGCTTGAGGAAATCCGTGTGCATGGGATATTTGTACGCTTGAAATTTACTGACGTAATCCTCTACCTTGTTCTCGGCCAGATCAGCGTCAGTGACCGCAGATCCGGTAGCCCCCTGCCCCTGCTGATCAATACCCTTACCTGCTGCGTCCGGGGTCGCGTTCTCCAACGGCTTGCCATCATTGGGATCCGTATCACTTCCATTCTCCCCGATCTCCACGGCCATAGCCGCTCCACCGGTCAATACCGCCAAGACAAAGAACAAAGCCTTGACCCAAAACATCTTGTCTTTAAATAATTTATTCATCGCAAAAGTATTAATTGTTATTATTCTTATTATAAAAAAGGATTGTTCACGTCTTGCGTAACCGGCTTCTCCTGCCGTGCTCCTTGCCTTCCTCTCGGTCTTTCCTGCTTACCGCTAAGATCCTTTAACTTGTCGGTAACTTTCTTGTTGATCCCTTCCGCAACGCCTTCCTCCCGCGCGGCCTCCACGTCTTGGTTATAATTCATTCCCTTGGCCATCATCTCGAAAATAGACGGGTCCAATTTACCGACGATCAAATCATCCATGACTTGATACATCTTGCCTATAACCTCCTCCGCTTGATCATCGGAAAGGCCCATCTCCGAGGCTTTCGCCCTTATCCCTTCCACGCTAGCCGGCATATTCTCCGACATTTGTTTCTCGATCTCGTCCTGTTTCGCCAGTTTCTCCAAGTAAGCGTTATGAGCGTCGGCCAGCTTTTGCGAATAATCGGGATCATCGGCCAAGGCTTTTAAGTCAAGCCCCTTATTCTGTACCATCCACACCACGGGATCGAAATCATCCTGATCCCTAGCGGCTACCATCAACTCGGCGAAAGCTGGACTCTTCGATAGGTTCTCCCGCATTTTCTTAGAGTTTCCCTCATAACCCTCATACTCGTCCATGAACTGGTTGACCGAGCCGTAGTAAGCCTCCTCGTCATCCATGTTAAGATCCGGATTCCGTTTGGCGTATCTTTGTCTGAATCTCTCTTTGTTAGATATATCTGCCATACCTTAATCGATTTTGTTTTAGGCAAAGGAAAATAATAAGGTATATCCGTTTTGTTATTTTGATTATTTTATTTAACCCATGAACCCTAAGAATAATCAAACATGTGAATCTATTTTTTATCTTTGTGATGTTCACCAAAACAAGCGTTCTTTATGGTTAATGGCGTAGATTTCATCCCAGAGCGGGACATGGAGCTTTACGAAGCTTATAGACGTGCTTTGAAGATGAGGGAAGTGAAATCCCACCGAGAGGCGGTAATGAGGGCTATATCCTCACATGCCTCTAGGTTCTGGATCTCCACCCTTCAAGCGTATAGGGGAATCCTGCTGATCAGGAAAGGGAAGACCAAGGAAAAGGGTCGATCGATCAGGAACAAGATGATCGATGACATTTATGAGATTTACAAAGAGCTGGAGAAAAAGAGAGAATTCAAGGGAAGCTCCGTTTATTTCATCACCTCTTTCGCGGTCTATCAAACGGCCCCCTGTTTTTACATATCCTATTCACGGGCGTTGGCGATAATACAACGCATCAACCGGGAAAGGAAAAATGGAAGGTAAGCTAAAAAGACTGATTCCTTCATTAATAATCGCCTTGACAAGCGTCATACTCCAACTCGCAGGTAAACATTTCTATTTCGATACCAATTCCATACCATACGACCATTTCCTTTACACGTTCACCCACGCAAACATCTTTCATTTATCATTAAATCTTATCGCCTTATTCCAGTTTAAGCCTCGTGTGAAAACATGCCTGATCGGTTACGTGTCTTGCGTCTTGGCCTCGTTCATACCACTAGCCTCATTGCCGGTTCCTACATGCGGCATGTCCGGATTTATCATGGGATGTTACGCCCGAAGATATCACGCCTATAAACTAAACCTTTGGAGAATAATATTGAGCAATATCGTCATGGCGTTTATCCCCTTATTCAACTGGAGGATACACTTGCTGTCATTCTTAATAGCCTATATCATCTATGGAGTCATACAGAAAATTAGCGTTCACGGAAGAGGTTGAGTCTATATTGGCCGAGAATAACAAGAGGCTGAAAAATATATTCGGCACGCACGACCAATTCACGGGGCGTGGAATGGAGGGGCATAGCCATAGGGTTGTCATAGATGATTACCCCATAAGGGTGCAGTGGCTTACCGAGGAGGTTTTCAAGAACGATCTGTATCAAGATGTTCTGAAAGCTGGTTCCATAAAGGACTACACGATAAGGTTCAACGAGCTGTACCCGGATTCAGATGGGATAAATGAGGAGGACGTGGCCAACATGCTATTTTGGGCTCGTTGCTCGAGAGACCCGTCCTTCGCCTTTTTCTCGTTATTTAAGATCAAGTCGAAAGAGGCGGGAGAAATGATCCCCTTCGAGCTTAATTACGCCCAACGTTACGTGCTATCCGTTCTGGAGGAAATGAGGCATAAGGGAGTCCCGATCCGTATAATATTATTAAAAGCCCGGCAATGGGGAGGTTCCACCTTGGTACAGCTCTATATGGCATGGATACAGCTATTCGTCATGGAAGGATGGTATTCCGTCATTATAGCCCAGACGAAAGATACCGCCAAACGTATCAAGGCCATGTATAAAAAGGTTCTCGATAATATCCCGGGATTTATATATGGCGTTGACAAGCTGCAATTCGCCCCTTACGAGCATTCGGCGTCCGACTCCATAATCACCGACCCTTCAGGAAACAAGGTGCGGGATAACGTGATAACCGTGGCCTCTTATGAGAATTTCGAGTCAACACGTGGTATGGACTATGCCATGGCCCACTTCTCGGAGGTAGCCTACTGGAAAACAACGGACGGCAAATCCGCAGAGCAGGTTATAACGAACATAGACTCGAATATATTGGAGAGACCGTTGACCATGGAGATCTCCGAGTCTACGGCTAATGGCATGGCCGGTTATTTCTATGATGAGTACCAAATGGCCAAGGAGGGCACTTCATCCCGTAAGGCGCTATTCATACCGTTCTTCTTTATCGAGAACGACATGATAAGATTCAAGGACAAGAAAGAGACCCGGCTTTTCGTACTGGATCTATTAGAGGGAAGGGATGTCACGACCTCCCCTAATGACAATAGCGAGCCGGGACAGTATCTATGGTCTCTATGGGAAAAAGGAGCTACGCTGGAGCACATCAAATGGTACATAAAGAAAAGGGCGTCGTTTCATGACCACGCTTCAATGGCATCCGAGGCACCATCCGACGATGTCGAGTGCTTCAAGTATTCCGGTAATCTCGTGTTCAATATCTATACGATCGAGGTGATGCGGGAAAGATACGTATCACCCCCGGAGTTCATTGGCGACATATCCCAATCTGAGAAGACCAAGAGGATAATTCTCTCCAAGAATCCGAACGGCCTGTTGAGAATCTGGAAGAGGCCCGATGATACAAGGACATCCAACGAGTATCTTGTCATCGTCGATGTCGGTGGACGTAGCAAGAACTCAGACCCGTCATGTATAACGGTTATAAACAGGTGGAATTTACGATTCAGCGGAGGAAAGCCGGAGGTGGTAGCCAGATGGCACGGTCATATACGATACGATTGGCTCGCCTACAAAGCCGTCAAGATCGCTAGATACTACAAGAACGCCCTTCTCGCCTTCGAGAGCAATACGTTTGATAAGAAAAAATCAGAGGCATCCGAGTTCGTGGAGGAAGGCGATCATATTCGTGGCATACTGAAAAAGATAGAGGATATCTACCCTAATCTTTACATGCGAGCGGCGACGGATCCCGAGGACATAAGGAACGGCATATACAAGAAGATAGGCTTCCAGACCAACAAGAAGACCAAGCAGGACATGGTGGATAATTTCATAGTGGCGTTCGAGGACGATATGTTCATAGACCCGGATGAGCGCATGTATAAGGAGGCATCCAAATACGAGCAACGTCCGGACGGTAGTTACGGGAATATTCCCGGTCGTGGCAATCACGACGATATATTGATGACAGACATGATAGGTGCGCTCATATCCGAGGATATGCCAAAACCTACGCTGGTCAAGCTAGAAGAAAGCGTACGCATGGATTCATATCCAAGAAACGAGTCTGATCTATAATATGTTAATAAATAAATCATATATATCAAAAGTAACATATGGATATATACAATATTTGAAAAGATTATTATATATAAAATTATGGATTATATTTAAAAGCCCTTCTAAAACCTGCATTTACCGCCTCTTCAACAGTCCAAGCGTAAAATTCACCGGGAGATTTTATCTCCGTTCTATAATACTGTTGATCAAAAGGAAGATGATATATTTTTTCGCCATTATTTCCTACATTGCATTTTATCATAGGAAAATCGCCTTTTTTACATAAGACAAAAATAACACCTAATTTTTCAGCGAAAGCGGATGCCGTATCAGACAAAGGTACTGTAGAATACACAACAGGAATAACCCTTGTGAATAACTCTAGCTTATGATTAATCTGATACTCCATTGCAGTTCCAAAAGTTTGGCATACTACATTTTCGTGAATTTCTTTACCTTTTATTGATGAATAATTCTTACATTGTATAATGTAGACGTTATTGTTCCCTAATTCATCTGTTTTATAAGCTATGATATCCCTTCCAAGATCTTTTAATCCTTTCAAACTTCCATGAGGAATCGTCTTATATCCATTTTCTCTTAGAACATATTCAACATACATCTCGTATTCTATACCTATAACCCAATTAGACTTATTTTTTTTCTTGTATCTATCTAACGCTAATTGATTTCTTGTGTCAGTATCCAATTTATACCACTCTTCTTTGCTTACAAAATCTGATACCCTATCTCTTTTCTCTTCAAAATCATCGAAATCTTTAGCTTCACATAAACTCAACAATGATTCATCGTTATCTATATATTGTAATAGCTCCGGAAAAACATTGATAAGGAACTCATATTTATAAAGCATTTCATTATATAGCCTCACGAAATTATGAGTTTCTTCCTTCATTGCCTTAATAATATCAGCGGCATTTTTTGCTGGATGTTTTTTATGTTTCAAATAATAAATATTATCATCAAATATGTGCATTTTCATATCAGCGCATAAAGAAGCTGAATAAACAAAAGGTTGATAATTATCTATAATCTTATTCAATCTGTTTTCCCTAAATTTCAAAATAGACTCCTTGTTATTATATTCTCTATCTAACAAATCGTGTTTTGATTTATATTCATTTTGTAATTTATTTATTTTAAAATCCAAATCTGACATTACCTTTATTATCTCTCTATCTTTTTCTCTCTTTACGTCTACAATTTCATATGATTTATTTATAAGTTTCCAACCTAGCATATGAACAGTCAAAATCAATATTATAATAGATGAAGTTAAGAAAGGTATATAATCACCTTCTTTAGCGGAGCTAATACCATTTAAAATACTTGAAAAAGCCATAGGTATAGAAACAATATACAGTAATAGCCAAGACAATGGGTTATAAAATAAACAAACTATAGATATAGGTAACGAATTTTCATCATTATCTGAATTGTTCTTAGTTGAACTTGCGCTACATTGTTTTTCTGTAATATCAGACCTAAGAACTTCTTGATTTTTTTTTCTATCATACCGTTCTTTCAATGTAATCATATCTTTAAACACTTAATATATAAATCATTGACACATTAGTAATGTACAAATATATACTAAGCATTATATAAGACACATTAATAGAACTATGTTTGATAACACATGGCGGGTGACCAAAATGCCACCCGCCACTTTTTCTATTCACCCTTAACTATCTCATTCATCATCGCTTTTAGCTCATACATCTCTTTCTCCAACTCCTCATCTCCACTCTCTTTAAAATCATCCATCATAAATTTAAGCTCTGAATTAAGATCCATAAATACCTCATATCTCTCATACTCTTCGCTATCCTCCAAGTCGTTCAAGAGCTTCTGATATTTAGCGATCTCGAAATCATCGTTCTTTGGATCATCCAATTCTTTCTCATATCCTCTCAAGCGTAGGGCAATCTTATCCATTTCCTCCAAATTCTCATAATAAGCGTTATCTATGGCTTTCTTTTTCGTCCGCTCATCACCACTCTTTATAAGACGGTTCCCGACAGGGATATTCCTCCAGTCAAAATCACGACTACCCCAAACAGTTTCAGCGGATTTGACCATCTGGGAACGTGTAGCCTCAATACCTCCGAAATAGCCGTCCAATATATGTTCTATAATGGCTGGGTTTAGGTTAACGGTACCCGTAGTGTATTTATCTCCTCCGGTCAGTTCATTGGCATATTTAGTCATTGCCAATATAGTGGGATCCACGCTCTTAAAAGCCTTTGTCCATTCCGGCATACCCTTGTTGAAGTCGTTATCCTTATATAAAGGCAAACCTGTCCAATCCTTGTTATCTCCGGCCTCAATCAATGGCTTTACCGAGCTTGGGACGAAAGCGGAGAATCCTCCACCTCCCTCCATCATGTCCAAAGGAAGAACCTGTGACATTTGCTCCGCTATCTTCATGGCCATCTTTTTATCGGTATACTTCTCCTTTCCGGAAACTATTCCAGAAGACATTTCTCCTAGTCCATATATAGCCCTTAACTCTATGGGCATAGGAATTGTAATCCAATTTCCTCCACCGTTACGGAAACAGATATTATTACGTCTCACGTATTCCGGAAGATCGTAGTAATCATCATCTTCATCATCCCCAAAAGCGGCAGCGATCATAGGCATGATAGTGCCAAGCAAATAGAAAGAGGACGCTAACCCCAAGAATTTCTTGGGATTATCCTTGGCCAGCCTTCCGAAATTATACATACCTTGTACACCAGCGTTCCAAAACACATACATGGATCTTGACAATCCGGACGTGAAAGCGCTAGCGTTACCTATCTTGGTCTGCCCCTCAGTATTCAAGAATTTTGAACCCGCCCCTTTCTTATTGAAGTTTACGGATATCTCCTTAGCGTCATAAATGGATTTATCCATGCTCCGCCCCATTTCCCTAGAAGTAAGGAACGCAGCGAACCTAGCGCAATTCTCTACGCTCTTATTGAACAAGTCCATCCATTCGCCTAGTATTTTCAAAGCCTTTCCGATAGATACCTTTTGCTTGGAGTATCGAAGCTCTTTTTGGATCGCCTTCTTCTTGGCTTCCACGTCTCTCAAATTGGTGTATCCGGTCTCTCCACCTCTCATTACAAAATCATGATATGCCTTATTCAAGGGATCGCTCATATCCAACGTACCGTTCTCATACCCCTTGACCAGACGATACATATTGATCGGGTTTACCATAGCGAAATTCTTATTGAACTTCCAAGCGTAAACAGGACTTTCCTTGACCCATACGGTAGTATTCGAATAAAGCGCGTCACGAAGGAAGTTACTTACCATGAAATTAGGGTTACGTGTCGTAAAGTTAGCCGCCAAGTTACGGTTCAGCCATCCAGCGTATCTCTCCACGGTACCGAACCATCCTTTCGTATTATCCGGGTTTGTAAGCCCGTTCAACGCTTGAGCGGCCCTTGGGTTCCCGTTTATGGTAAGCAAGTATTCTTTGCCGGCTCTCTTTACGATCACTTGATGCTCCTTCAAGTCCTTTGGCAATATCTTGTAAGGTATCCCTATAGCATCCCTTGAACGCCTAACATTAGATCCTTTTTCATTGGATAGCTCCTCCATGCGTTTGTTGAAAGATTCCACGATAGACTCCACCTGTTCCGGATTAGCGTTAGATGGTATATCCGGGAAAACGGCGATCCACTCACCGGAAGCCTCGTCAAGACGAACCCACATTTCGCTTACGCTCACGAGATCCGTCTTATGGTTTTGCACCATTGTCAAAAACTTTTGCTTCATCAAGTTCCTATTCCCTTGCATGATTCCACTCTCTGCCATATTAGCGATCGTCGCTATAGGATCGTCAGCCTTGCTCTTTCGCCCAACGACAGTCTTTATAGGGGCGTTGAACGTCTGGCTTTCGGATGTAAGATAAGCGTAAACCTCATCTGCCGTAGTTTCCTCCCATCCACGCAAAGGCACATAGAACTGATACATATCGCTGATCAACTCAAACGTATTTTGGCTCATAAGCCCGCTATCCCGTTGCTTTGCCAATATAGCGTCAGTGGCTCTTTTGACAGAGGCCGATAATTCCGATGTATCATATCTTGACTCGTAATCCAATACGTATCTCCTTGCGGAATCCGGATCATACCCCGTGTTATCCTCGTTAGGATACATGGACGTGAATCCGCTGAAATCATCAGAAAGATTAGCTCCGTATTCCTCGGCAAGCCTATCCATTTCTGATTGCTGCTCTTCCCAAGACCTACCGTTCTCACGTATCTCATTCCTTCTCCCGATATACTCTTCAAGCAGGGATTTATATGTTTCCGCATTTTGTGACAACGCTCGTTTAACGGCCATTTCCCTGTTACGCTCAATACCATGCTTGGTTATAAGGTAATCCCTTATCTCATCAATGGTGGATCCCATCTTTTCCAAACGTGAGATCGCTTTTAAGATAGGCTCGAAAGCCGCTTTCCTATAAGCGTTGAATTCCGCTTCATTAACAGAGGAAAGGGCATTCTCGGCCATATAAGCGTTCTCATAATCCAATATACGACTCCTCGTTGCCTTTGCCACGGCATCCTGCAATGTTTTAAGCCCTAGCATAGAATCCTGAAACGTCTCCTGAAATTGATAGGACGATGTAGATAGGGTACGCTCATATTGATCTTTGGCGGAACCTACCTGTTTCTCTACTACTTGGATATCATTATCAGCGAACAATACCGAATCATTCCGCGCGTTCTCCCTAAAACGGATTGTTTTCTCTGCGAAAGCGAAATCATCCGTCTTTTCCCTTACGCTTTCTCCAACGCCTCTACCCTTGTTTTCAGATTCTGCACGTCCGATGACAGTCCGCTCATCGCCGATTTCATCCCGGACACTTCCGCTCCTATCGCCTGTATATCCTCCGTCAAGTTGGTCTCCATCGTTGTCAACTTTTCCATCAATCTCCCTTCCATTTCGGTCAATTGCGTTTTCAGTTCCGTCAATAGCGTTTTCAACTCCCCTTGGTTTATCGATATGGTCTCGTTCACTTTCGTTTCCGTTCTCATCAACGCCATCGATTGTCTCGAGTTCCCTTCCAGTACCTTTTGTTTCAGAAGGTTGTTTTCCTTTTTCAAGTTCAATATCTCTTGCGATTGATCCATTTTCGTTCAAATTTATATTGTTAAGACTTAATCTATTTCTCATCACGATATCCTCGGCCACATCCATCAAGTTTCCTTGCTCCAAGTTCTTATAGCTTCTCCAGAGGATATAACGAAGGTCATTATCCGATAACTTGAAATCAAGGCTAATACCGGCCTTTCTCAACATATCAAGAAAAGAGTCCTTGATCTTTTCCCATAACGAACGCTCGGCCTTGTTATCGAAACCACGTTCCGCTAATTCAGCGATGTATTCCTCTGTAGCCTCACGCAAGTTAAGAGGATTGCCTTTAGTCCGGTCAATGATATTTTTCCGGATATCCTCGTTGGCGTTCCGATACACGTTATCAAGGAAAGTATCGAAATCATCCCCGAATAGCTCACGTAACCCATGATGCCCTACCACCTCATGGAGGAAAGTCCTTTGAGCGTCACCTACGGACGTGGAATTAGGTGATACTATGACTATCTCCCCGGTAGAAGTATCATACCAGCCTTTGGAATCTCTCTTACGGGCCAACATATTCTCATCCGTATCGGTTATATCGTCCACGTCATGGATTACCCTGACAGGGGTATTAAGATTGTTTGACCAATCGTTGATTGAGGATTCAATAGAACTTACATTATCCTGATTATTAGTTGTATCTACTCCCATGAATCGAAATCGAGTCTCTCCTTCCTCTTTTACCAACGTACCATCAACGTCAAGAGTTGATTCTAACTGAATATCCTCAGCTTTAGCTTTTTCAACTAATTGTCTCTGCAGATCATTAACCTCTGCCTGAGCCGCATTAAGTTCATCCTCTTTTCCCCACGGTTTCTTAACGGCTTCCTCTAATCCCGCTATCTTGTTTTCCTCTGCCTTTATTTTAGCGGCTATATCTGAGACGGATTTAGCGGGAATCCCCAACTGCCTGTCAATGCTAGCCATCAAACCCCTGCCGCCGCTAAAATCACGATTCTCAACCAGTTTTTCCTTTCCTAAATATAAACTATAGACCATCATTCCTTCATTGAAATGCACGATTGCCTCGCCTTTTCCTCCATTGAGACTGATTTTCAGAGGAGGGGTGTTTCTGTCAAGCGTATATCTATCATAGTAATCATCAATAATGGGCGTAAGCTCATTCGATATACCATCGCTGAAAGTATTGCCTTTAACAGTCACGGACTCAACCCCATCAGGGAAGTTCTCTTTTACGATATTGGCGTTCCTTTCCATGATATCCTTCCGGCTGTTGTATTCTTGTATCCTAAGTTTGGAGTTAGATATAGAGTCACGCATGGAAGACTTACTGTTAAGATCGCTCCTCTTGGAGTTTTGCAGTTTCTTTAACTTGTTCTGTGCCACAAACAGTAGTTGGGCGGTCTTATCTCCGGATAACGTCGCCGCCATCTCACTAAAGGTCATTCCAGACGGATCACTATCGTCTTGCTCCTCCATGACACGAGACGATATATCGCCTTTCATCATTTGGTTGATGAAGTTTTGTTTTATACGAAGCCTGTCATAGGCGGTAGCGTCAAGGGTACCTTTAACGCCATATGTGACGATGTTCACCGGTTTATCCCATGTGGCGTATAAGTTTCCTTGTCGTAAGATACGACCGTTGCGTTGCTCAAAATCCATAGGCCTGATTGGAGCGTCAATATGATGCAGGGCGAATAGACGATCTTGCACGTTGACACCCACTCCCATTTTCTCCGTGCTTCCAATAAGAATGCGCACATCCCCATTACGGACCTTATCGAACAAGGCGTTTCTCCTTTCTCCCTCATAATTGCCAACGATAGCTATCTGATTAGACGGAATACCTCCCTTGATAAGCTTTTCCTTTATATCATTGTACAAATTAAACTGAGGGGCAGATAAATCGACACCGAATAAATCCATTTTTGGAGTCTCAGAAGGGGATTGATAACTATCACAGAATATAAGTTGCGTGCCTTTGTCCTTATCGCTCTCCTTATATAATCTCAACACGTTATCGACCACCTTGTTTGTCTTGCTATCAGGATTGTCGGGAAATGCAGGATTAAGCAAGCGAAGGTCAATCGCAGCCTGTTTAGCCTTGCTGAACACGACCAAGGGTAGCGCGCTCTTATCCTTCTTCTCTTTTCCTGTCAATTTGTTATAATCCTCTAATTCCTTGATAAGGGTTTGCATGACATCCTCCAAGTCCTCGTTCTTCTCGACAATGACATTGGTCATCTTATTGTCTTTCAACTTAGGGATATTCTTGTCTTCCTTGAACTCCTTGACATCCTCTGTCAAGACAACGTCCGTATGGCTCCTGAACGCCTTTATAAGCTCCGGGACATTCGTATAGCTCTTGAACCTCTCGGCTATCTTAAAGTTACCGGTAGCGGTAAACTCCAATGACGGCTCAACCGTTCCAAAAGTGGTAGCGAACTCGTCAAAGCTATTGATATTATATGCGTCTAGGATATCGGGTGCCACGAAATTCATCATAGTCCAGACCTCTGCCATTGTATTAGTGATAGGGGTACCGGTTGCCAGAACCACGTTTCGACCACCATTATTCTCAGATATCCATTGGGCTTTTAGCAACATACTATTAGCTCTTTGTGACGCGCTCGTATCGATACCCTTAACGTTCGACATCTTGCTTGGAAACCCGATCTTCTTATAATTATGCGCCTCGTCAATGAACAAAGCGTCAACACCCATTTGCTCAAACGTCATGACGTTATCAGTCCGCCTGTCAAGAATACGCTCCGTCTTGGCCGTGATAGTCTCCGCTGTCTTTGCCTTGCCCTTTACGTTTTTCCCTTTCTTTATACCTTCCAGAGAATCACGCATACTTTTGCCCTCCCTTTTCAATCTCTCCTGTAAAGCCTTGTCTTCTATGCGATCGATAGCCTCCTCAAAATCATCTATACGCTTTTGGATATATGCCTTTTTCCTTTCCTCGCTATCCGGGATAAACGCCATGAATGACTGTGGGACAACGATAGCGTCAAAATCTCCGGTAGCTATAAGATTGAACAGCCTTGTCCTATTATCGGCGTTACGCTCCTCCTTTGTCGGAGATAGAATCTTAGCGGAAGGATACAGTTTATAAAAGTCACGGACGAAATCCTCTAGGGTAGCGTTTTGGACAACGATCATGGGTTTCTTCGCTATACCTAGCCGTCTCATTTCCATAGCGGACGTAATCATGGTAAAGGTCTTTCCCGTACCGACTTGGTGAGCGAGTAACGTGCTCTCGGATAGACAACGTTGCACCGCCTTGCTCTGGTGATCCCGGAGTGTTATATTCTTATTAGCGTTAGGATAATGCTCAAAAACCGGTTTGTCATACTTTTTTAGTACATAGTTGTTATATTTATCATTATACACGTCCTCAATACGACCATGGAACATCGTTTTAGAATCAATATACTCCACGAACTTATCGGACATGTCGGATATTTTCTCGGCAACGGCCTGTGTCTCCTGCTCGTTTACGACCCTTCTCGTTTTCTGCTTACCGTCCTCATAATATTTAATCTCGTCATAAACCTTGGGTTTACGTTGGTTAAGAGCGGCCTTGAACACGTCTATAGCGTCCATTCTCTCAGTCTTGAATTGACCGGCTTTAGCGTAATCGGTTATGAACGCCCTCTTATCAAGAATATACTCACCGATCTCCGGGATAAAATTAGCGTTAGCGTAAGATATACCCAGTACATTATCAGCGAAATTATTTATAAACTCAGACGGGATCCATGTAGTCCCCAGTCGATAACTTATCTCACCATAGGGTATACGTTCTGGCTGTACGGCTTCCAAGTCATCCACGTTTTTTTGAAACTCCGGATGATCTTCCAAGGCCGCCCTAGCCTCGACCAACTTATCTTTTACGTTTCCAGAGAGATATTCGCTCTTATCTATTATATTGCCGGTAACAGGATCCCTATAAGCAATTCCCTTCTCTAGTATCTCGTTTGTCACGTTCTCCTCATCCATACCCGTTATCTCCGAGATATAAGGTATATCAATATTACCTTTATATGACTTGCTTATATTGACTGCGTCCAAGACATTATCCGCTTTTGTCGGTAGCTCGAATGGATAACTTACACGCTTATTCAAGATACCATCCGCTTTCGAGACTTCCCATACCATAGATTTTCCGGTCGTGGAAGGTACCCTTCTAACGGTCTCCAAAGAGAAGGGTAATCCATGCTCAACATCCTCGGAGAAAAGATCGTCCAAAGCCTTGTTCCTGTTAAGTGTCCCATATTTGTACACGAAAGCATCATATACTTTGTTTAGCCTTTTCCTAGCGGGCTCGGGGTCTACACCCTTTGTTTGCTCATCATGGATAAGATCGTATAGATTTTTCTTTATATCATTGTAATCATTTACCGCATCCGCTATTTTCCGGGTCTTACCATTATGAACGAACGTAGGATTTGCCTTAATCGGTTTTAACGAGTCCCCATCTAAAACAAAGACATTGCCATTCTGGACGGTAATAGTACCATTTTTCAAAGTGGAGTCACCCGCAACCTCCGGCTCTTTAGTCTCTACAACACCTGATAGGATATTCTTTGGTAAGTTATCAATAGCGTTAAATAGCTCCTTGCTTAAATCGGCCCCGGGTTTGGCTTTCAATGTTTGGGACGCTCCACTATATAGGCCTCCGCTACCAGCGTCGTAAGCGGTCATCATATCACCTAACATCATATCGGGATGATTGGAGAAATACTCGTTCACCATGATAGGCTTGCTCCTTTTATCCCCGTCCTCCATATAAGTTCCTTCACCTATTTGCGTTGTAGTAGTGAACCCTATCCCATTCGAAGGTTCCCCATACTTTCTTTTACGGAATATAACGATGTCAGCCGTGACACTCGTGCCGGCCCCTTTCTGGAAAGCGTCATTAGGCAATCGGATAGCTCCGACCAGATCATAACCATTTCCACTCACGTACTCACGGAACTTACTATCGGCCCCATCCATCGTAGCCGAGGACGTGACGAATACGCCGAGACCACCTTCTTTCAATTCCAGAAGCCCCTTTAGGATAAAATAATTATGGAGATTATAAGAGGAACCAAGTTTTTTCCTGAATTGCTTATCTAAAACCTTGTCATATGGAGCGTTTTTCCCGAATGGGACGTTGGTGATAACTAAGTCTTTCGAGTTTGGAGAAAACGCTTTCTCATATCCCTGCACCTTTATATTAGCGTCAGGATATAAGGCCTTTGCCATACGACCGGACAAACTATCTATCTCGAACCCGCTTATACTTGAGTTTTCAGATATAGACCTAGGCATCATACCGATTATGTTACCTATACCCATAGCGGGTTCACTGATATTGCCACCCTTGAATCCAAGTTTCTCCGTTATTCCCCATAAGCTTTCCACGACCTCGGACGGGGTATAATGAGAGGTTGTCGTGGAACGGACGGCACTGTCGAACTCTTCTTTACTTAATAAGGATTTTAGTTTCTCGTAATAACGTAGATACTTATCATTCCAATTTCGGTCCTTAGTCCAATTGTTGTCACGCGCGTTGTATTTGCCTTCGTTCAAGGCTTCGGCCAAACCTCCCCATCCAACGTACCTTGACATCTTGGCTTGTTGTTCCGGGGTAGGTTTTCCTTGGCCGTCCTCTACGTCTTTCAGCGTTTCTATCGCCTCAATATTGGCTTTTAGCTTGGATATATCACCGGAAGGAAGCTCAATACCTTTCTCCGGGAAGCTGAAATTGTTTTGATTCCTTACAACAGGCCGCTTGTCGCTGTCGCTGATAGGTATTCCTCGGCCTCGCTCCGTGTCAAGCACATCACTTCCATGCACGCCTCCACGGTCTCCTCCGCGTTCAGATCCTCGATCCTCTTCCCGTGCTTTTCTTCCCACGCCTTGATCCGCTCTTGAATTTCCTTGCTCATTGTCTTTAATATTATTAGGAGTGAATAAATCGTTACCATACAAAGGTAATGGTTTGTCTTTGTTGTCCGTTTGCTTTTTCCGGCTATTTTTTATTTTTTTCTTCGCGGCAATCGCTTGTCCGGCAATCTCAGTCTCTCTAACCACGGTCTCGGCGGCATCCATTATATCCGGGACAGGCTTATCAAAATTAGCTACATCAAACGAGCGGACATCCTCATAAGTGGTCATATCCTTATCCCATCCGTTCTCTCCAACTTCCGGCAAATCCCTCGCTCCATTGTAGAATGATTTAAGATACGGTCGTATAGCGTCACCTAGATCATCAATCATTGCCTTTGAGTAATCAGAGAACTTACGCAATCCTTTCTCTATATGATAAACCGCCATTTCAGTACCTATCGCCAATATCTCAGGATCAACACCCATATTCATTTGACCGCCTAGTTTCTTGCGCATGCGCTCACGGAGTTCCGCATACCGTTCATCGGTAACAAGGCGGTTACCGCTAGGGATAACGGTACGATCGCTCAATTTGGCTTTGCCCTTATCGTTGATATCACCAATAAGGTTTTCTACATTTACCTTTTGAGGCTCTACGACCCTGCGTGTGTCTTCAAGAGAAATAGGTTGCGCATCGCTTACGGCATCGGTATCGCCAAGAATGGTATCGGCCAACCGCCTTGCGCTTTCATCGCTACGCATCATGAAACCTCGCTGTTCCCTGTCATACCAACCCTTTTCAGCCTTGGCTAGCTCTTTGGCGGCACGTTGCTGTTCCTTCGATAATTCATTACCGAACTTCAATAGCCGCATATTAAGAACTTTTCCTTTCTTGGTAGTATATTGGGAGGAAACAATGCTATAATTATCAGAATCATTATTTTTAGAAATATCGCTTTCCTCCTGTTTAATTCCCTTATACTCATAGAAGGGCTTTGTTTTGCGAGTCGAGGAATCAATCCATTTCTTGAACTCATCCAACGCTACCACGGTAATGTTGCCTAACCCTTTCCAACCGTCCTCATAGTTTGACATGTAAGCGGACCTAGCGTCTTCCAAGGAAGGGAATCCCATCATAACCTTATGCTCATCGAACGAGCCATCAGTATTCACCTGATCCACGACATATACCATATCACTATTCATATCCGGACCTAAGAATACGTCTATATGATCACCATCCACACTTTCAGTACCTCGAATGTAACCGTAAGTGTTGTTCATGGTAACAGACCACTCTTTTCCATTAGCGTCCTTACCGGAACGGACGGAACCGGCGGGCTGCTCTATGGTGACATCGAAACCGTTTATCTTTATATGGCCTTTCTTGTAATTGCCGGCCTCTTTCTGCGCCTCGGTTGGATTGGTATCAACCTTTAGCTCCTCTTCGTGCAATCTCTTAGCCTCCACTATGCGATCGGCATAGTCCAATGGATTCTCATTCTCCTTTGGAGAAGGAGCGACAAAAGATTTAGCCTCATTCGCTTGGTTTTCAGAAGAGGATATACTACCTTTGTCAGTGGAAATACCTCCGTTTGATGGTAAAGTCACCCCATCAGCCTTATTTAGGTTAGAGGAAGGAGTTGTTAAAGTTTCTCTTGACGGAGTATTTTTCTTTTCTCCTTTTTTCTTAGTCTTATCAAATGCTGTTACAATCCAGTTTTTTCTTTCAATAACGTTACCATTTTCATCACGGTATTGTTTATTTATAGATACTTTATATCTATCAGTCTGTAAGACAATCTTGTCTTCATTTTCACGAACTATATCACCGTTAGATATAGCGTCATTTATGGCCGATTGGATCTCCGATACATCAGAAAAATCATTTTGTTCCTCAATATGCCTCTTTATGATGTGTTTGAGACCTCCATTATCATTACCCCATACAAGATCTATACTCCCAATCCCATCTCTATGAAATACGCCGAGAAGATCTCCTTCCTTGTGATTAACCAAGAAATCGAACGCTTCTTTTACCTTTCCCTTGAATTGGTCGTATATGTTACCAAATACTCCTTTCCCTATAGGTTTTATTCCTTCTGGTGCGCCTTCTTGTGCAGCTCCATCCGTGCGATAGACACGGTCATCAACTCCCGTGAATCCTTGCTCAATTTCTCCAGCTCTCCCGACCTGTATAGGTTGTTCTCCTTGCAATAACTGATCGCCTCCCTCAAGTAAGCCGCCAGTTCCTCCTTCGTCATTTCGTTCAATCTCTTCATTTGATTCATTATTTTGCGCTAAGATAGCGTCTATTTCATTTTGTTCGTCAATTATGGCCTGTATTTCGTCCGCAATCTCGCCATTCACATACTCTATTGTTTCCTCAGTGACAATCTCGGCCTGTTTGCGCAAGTCGTCCTCATACGCCTCGTATTCTTCCGGGGACATATGATAATTCTCCTCGCACCACTCAGCGTAATCGTTGTACTCGGCCTGTCTCTCACGCTCAGCGATCGCCTCACGATTCCTCTTGACATAATCGATCAAGTCTCCACGTGTACGAGCGGAAGACAAGACCTCTATGATAGCGTCCCTTCCGGCGTTCGTATCGTTCTCATCGAAGAAGTTCGTACCATTCTCCTTATCGGCAAGCTCCAATATCTCACCCGCCCTCTCTATATTAACACCGCCTTTCTCCGGAGAAGCGAACAATCCGAACATCCTCGCTGTCTCATTATTCCCAGCACCCGTCTCTTTCTTGTAAGTGTCACGTGTCAATTTGATCGCCCCATTAGCCAGCATCATGGCCGCAAGCTCCTCTCCGCTCATAGGATCACCCATCACGGAGATCTCCTTCGCTATGACATCACCCGGCTTCTTGCTGGCATCCTTGATATCATCATCAAGATTAGCCCAGAAATCAGCCTCGACCTTGATCGCCTCATATTCTTGTCGGGCTTTTATCAATGCGGCCTCGGCCTTATCCTCTTTTCCGATAGGGGCATCATCGTATGCCTCTTGCGCCTTTTCCAAGGCATCAGACGCTTTTTTAAGACTTTCATCGAAAGACTTTCTCGTCACCTCGATCTTCCTTGGCATCTTATCGCCATATTTATCATAGAGGAAATCCAAGGCAATATCCGTTCCTGATGATACGAAATCGGGTGTACCATCTTCTCGCATGACCATGGAAGGATTCTCTACATTGCTAGGTTGTGCTATCTGATCAATGGCACCTTCCGTCTCAATCTCACTCGTTGGCTGGTTGATCGCATCTTCCACGGGAGGTGCAGAGGTTATCTCGGCATCAGCACTTGCAACATTATCATCCTCTGGCGACACCACATTAACTTGTTGAGCGTCATATATGGCATCTTGAAGATCAAGAATCTCATTCTCTGTTATAGGCATTGCGGGGGAAGAGCCATTCTTGGCTGTCACCTGCCCGGTTTCTCTATCATAAGCCGCAGGTTGAGCGATCCAATCACCGTTCTCATCTTGTCCTTGAAGGATAAACGCATTATCCCCGTTCCATACGATCAACCCCGGCTTTGGTAATTGCGTCTTGGGATTATGATTCATGGCCATATCAAGCTCGGACTGGCGAGTAGCCAATAATTGATCCTCATAGGTCCGTCTCATATGACCGGCATCTTGCTCTACTATATCGCTCAACCTTTTCACCGAGACCATCCGATCCTGTCCGTTATCGGAAATAACGGCTTTATCTCCCTCGATACTCCTAACGTACACAGGTCTTTCCTCATTTCCCTCGCTAAGCGTAGCTGTGGTAACGATAGACTGACCATCAGGATTCGTGGTAACATAAGGAGTAATATTATTGGCAACATAAGTTTCAACCTCATTGTCTATTTCCTCGCCTATACGATCCTGCAAACCGGATATCCTGAGATAATCAGCGTAGAATTCCTCGGCTAACGGACGGGCATCCGCATTAACCCCATCAAGAAGGCTCATCACTTGGGCCTCGCTAGCTTTATCATCCACATAGCTTTCTATCGTACTAGCCAAACCCGGAACCATTTCAGATAGGGAAAGCCTTGTCTCTTCCATCTTTTTGCTCGCCGTCCGTATATCGCCCGGATCAGTCATATTTCGACCTTCTTCCTCTGCCTCGGCAAACCTTGACTTAGTGAACTGAGGAAGAGTGTCAACGCCTTGATCAGATTTTGACATTTTATCACCAGCAAATCTTGCTCCAGCGATAATAGGACTATATTGAGCACCTCCAGCAGCACCATACACACCGGATTTGAGCATGGTTTCCAAGATATTGTCATCCCGTTCAACACTCGTAAGTTTATCCGTGATATATTCCCCTAAAGCATTAACTGTTTCCTCCATAGCCTCCTCCGCTATAGGCCCTACGATATAATGCTTTTTCATGAAATCAGCAGACTTCTGCATAAGGCTTTTCTTTATGGCATCGCCTGCTGCCTCACGCCCAGCCGATTTAAGCAATTGCCTTATCGCCGTACCAGCGGCCCCGGCACCTAAATACTCAGTACCAGCCTCGAATAAGCCGGTGAATAGCGAATTGACCATCTTGGCACCAGACCCCATATCAGGATTCTCCTCGCCTAGCTGATCGTATTTCTCAGAAGCCGTACCGGCACCCATCAATGCCAATCCCGCAGCCGGGGAACCAGCCGCCGAAGCCGCCATTATGCCAAGCGAGGTAGGGGCTGATTTGGTAGCGGACAAGAAAACTTCTCCTAGAGCGTCAGCGTATCTACCATCTTTCAGTAATTGGATAAAATCCTTTCCTACATATCTGTCAGATCTCTTGGCATATTCTTTTTCCATCTTATCCGCGGATTCATACCACTGCCCAAACTGACCTCCTTCCAATCCCAATCTCTCATTGATAGCCTTCCCGATATCAGACTCATTAATATAGTCAGCGGCTTTCTTAACAGGAGACAATGCAATCTTGCCAAGCGATCCTACACCTTGCATAAAGCTTTCTCCAAGATCTTTTAGATAACTCCCTTCCGTTCCCTCCTCACGGGAAACGCTATCATTTATAGGATCTTGATAATACTTCATGAACGAGCCATAATCGGAAGCCTTAACCCTATATCTCTTATTCTCTCTCTCGAATACAGAAGTAGCATCCGGGAACGCCTTGGAAAAATCGTTCATATACCGATCCTCCACATCATATTTCTTTCCGTCAAACTCAAATATTGGCATAATCAATCGTTTCTTTGAGGATGTTTTTTATTAAGTTGCTTATATAGATAATCAATCTCTCTCTTGATCTTAGCGTTATCTTTCCTTATATCATTAAACAGAAGTCTAGCTCTTGCCGCATCTTGGAGACCAAGGTTATTATCATTAATGAATTTCTCCACATCTATCTCTCTTACCATCTTGGATTCAAGTTCTGATATGCGATCATAATAACTTTGCTCGTCATTTAACCTATATTCTTCGGCCTTTCTCCTAGCCTCCTCTTGCTTTTTCTTTTTTTCACGAATCCTACGATCTCGATCTTGGAGTATAATATCGTACGGGTCAGTCAAGGTGTTATCATATACGTTCTCATTTCGCATATCAGAAGTATCACTTTCCTGATCGTCTACAACAGGACGATACTGTATTATTTCGTTATCGTTCTCTGTGGTAGGTTGATCCGTATGCCCATTAGTAATCATGGAAGGATCCCATGGTATCACATCATCCTTGATATCTATGGATTTTGACATATCCTTATCCCCTTCCCTCAACGTGCCAAGCCCAGATCTATATAAATAATCAGCGATACTTGGATCTGCCTTTGCAGCCTCTCCTATGGCAGACATGTACTTGGCTTGCCTGTCCTTTTCGCCGTCCTTGCTTGATATGCGATAATTTTTCTTGACTGAATCCGGAAGACTGTTGAACATCTGAGACAATGTTGATAGGTTTACTCTGCTCATGTCAATGTCCATGAAACCGTCAGGTGTATCAAGGATTATAGTTCCGTTATTATTCGAGGATACAGATGTTCTTCTAGAGGATCGGCCAGAGTAATATCCGCTTTTCTCTCTATTCTCAACTTCCCGTTTCTCTAAAGCCATTTTTTCAGCGTCCAAATCAAACCTTCTCTTTTTGTAGACTTGATCAGCCTCATATTCCTTTTTCCATTTATCCATGTTCCATCGATCAATGGCGTTCTGCCTTTCAAGAGCCGCTTTCCTTGCCGCCAAATCCTCTTTTCTCGCTTGATCCTGTCTATAAAGCTGCAATGCCCTTTGATAATTATTCGTGTCGTTTTGCCTTGCGGCCAGATACCCGGCCCCGTATCTTTGCCTGATAGCCTCCAACCTGTCAGAATAGGATTGTAGTTTAGGATCAGCTACGGTAGGTAGTTTCTGCGAAGGTGCCTCTCCCGCGAATGCCAAATTGGAGAAGGAAGACAACACATTGCCTAGATGCCCGATTCCAGTAGCTACGGAAGCGGCCCGTTTTCTTCTCTCCTCCTCCTCTTGGCTTATCGGCTTTTGAAAGAGCGTCTCATAAAGCCTTTGGTTCCATTGGTAATCGTTCATTTGAGGTTCGGCAACGCTCGCTTGCGGAACGGTCTCATCCGTATTATCCACTGTTGGAGCTATAGGGTTCTGGCTTCCGGCAACCTCCGGCTCAACCAATGGCGTAGTGGACAATTCCGGCCTCTGAACGACCGGGGTCCTTTTCCTATTATATCTTTCCTCTAATGTCATGGTTGTTTACTTTTTGAATATAGACTCGAATAATCCCTTACCCTTGTCAAGATGGGCTTGCGCATCAGCCCCAACGAGGCCCATCCCTGCCTGTAATCCTTGATTAGCCGCTTGCGTAGCGTTTGCCGCCTGTTGATTATAGATAGACAGCCTTTGGTTACTGATATTATTCTTGGTGTTGAGATATTGGGATTCCACGGCATCCTTCCGTGCTGTAGCGTTAGTGGCTATACCACTGGAGGTATCGGATATCACCTCGCCCGCCGCTTTCTTGGCCTGAGCTACGGACTCATCAGTAGCTCCTACGACCGCGGCGGTACCGGAGGCCTTACGATACTGCTCATCCGCTAATTCCCTTGCCTTGGTCAAGGCGGCTTGCGCCTCCGCACTTTGGGTATAATCCTCGTTATACCTACGGTTAAACCAATCCCCATTCTCCTTTGCCTGTTTATCCAACACGGCGTTCGCTTTTCTAGCCGCCTTCCTTGCCTTTATTCCCCCGGCAATGCCACTCGCCAAGGAACTGGCGGCTCCAACTATCGCTCCGATCATAATCTTGTCTTTTCTCGCAAAAGAGATAAATAAAGTGACTCGTGTTTGTTACTTTGATCATTATCTCCCATCGGACACCAAAAAATCAACTATTCTATACTGTTTTCTATCATCTACGAATCATTCGTATATAGTTAGGTCCGGTCATATAGGCATTATTGGTATATTCACGGGAACAAATTTTATTGTATAACCATGAACGAGGAACTAAAAAAAACTGCTTGCGTGGTTTGATAACTACGAGATAACATTTAACGAGATCCGGCTAAGCCTGTGCCAATATATCTTCGACCTTCGGAAATTTATATCCGTACAGACAAACTCCGTCCGGAAGAACTGGGAAAATCCAACATTTGAGTATGATATTTTGAGCCTATATCAGCTTAAAAAGGTACTGGAGGAGAAAGAGAAAGAAAATAAGGAATGACAATCATTGTATCGAGGATATTCCCTAAATTTGTATAGAGTTTAACTAAATGACTAAGGTAACTGTATACTACAATACCCCTAAAGTCTTGTTTGATTTATTATAGTTGAATGCCCGACTATCCTAACGGATTTTTCGGGCATTTGCTTTATTTTGATTATACTTAACCTTGCTGAGTTGGTGAGATAGGTCTTGTATTATTTACATTAGTAGTTATCCCCCTATTTGTAAGGTTTTCTATTTGCTTTGCAATATTTTGTTGTGATTCCCCCACATTTTCAAGATTTTCAATAATTTGTCTCAGGTTATTATTCAAAAGTGTGTTTGTTTTTGCAAGATTTTCGGATGTCCCCTTTATGTTATCTGCTACAGAGTTAATCTTCTCGAATTGTTGGTGAATTTCATTATTAGATGTGTATGTGTATTGAATAGCAAAGATGGAAAGAGTTATAGATAATACCGTAGAGCAGACAGATACATATTCCATTAAACTTTCGCTACATATAACTCTATCAGTAATAATGAAAGCAATAAGAGCAATGATGGTTAAGCTTAAGACACTTATTAACCACCAAAAATGCGGAGATTTAGTCATGGCTTAATTTACTTTGTTGTTCTCTAAAATAATCAATCACAATTTTCAATAATCTCAAGCAGCGTTCAAACATTAAATCTATACCCTCACGTGAGTATATAAATTGGTCTACTGCAATCCAAACCATACCGTCAGTGGTAATGTATGTCTTTGCAACCTTGAATCGTAGGTTCAGGTCATTTACTAATGATTCATATTTAAATTGTTCTCCCTCAATTTTGAAAATATTGGGTATGATGAGTCTAAAGTAGTTGGGGTCAGACTTTTCATAAACAAATAGATAGTACAAACCGTCTAAAAGAAATGTTATCTGTTCCTCTATTTCAGCTGTAGGGGTTATTCCCTTTGTTTCAAGATATTGTTTAAATTGCGAAAGCATTTGCAAAGTTGTTTTTCTTTTACAAAGGTAGCGATATTTCTCCATTGCAGCAAAGAATATTCAGGCATTTGTTTTATTAACTAAAAACCTGCGGGGTTATATATAATAAACCGCATTGCTTAATCATATAGACAACCTCAAATTTCTTTCCACTACCCTAAGAGTATAACGCCCGTGTTTTTTCTGACACGGGCGTGTTTTATTGGCCTATTTGGGAACTTTATCGAATTTTACGTAATTGCTACCATTCTCGGACTGCCTCATTAATACCTAAGCCAAGACTACGAAGATAACGCATAGTCATTTTTATATCAGAATGTCTACATTGACGGCATACCACATATGGATCCCTTACTATATTATACAGCTCAACGCAGCCTGTATGCTTCCATCCATAGAAAATCAACTCTTTTCGTAGGTTTAACGCAGAAATAACATCCCTATGCCTATCAGAGAAATAAGCTACCCGGGATATTCTTTTAGCGCACGTCTCCATATCTTTTCCAAAAATATAAAAATCAGGATTGGCCTTATCTAAGCCCATCTCCATTATAATACTCTCAAGCGATCTTGGTATGGTAATGGAATCTTGGGTACCGGTTTTAGAGACGTGGGATGGTATGGTAATCGTATGGTTCCGCAAATCCACGCATCCTACCTTAAGATACATGAGCTCAGTTCTCCGGATAAAAGCGTACCGAACGAATTGAGTGGCATAATAAAGCCTTATGTCATGGGCACGCATATATGCCATGACCAGCTCTGCCTCACGAGAGGTAAAGGCGACGTTCTTGCCTTTTTCCTCCTTAGATTTCTTTACGGCACAGAACGGGTTTGTGGCGATCTGCTCTCTCTCTACCAACATGAAGAAAAGCGTTTTCAAGTAGCTGACCGTATTATTGCAAGTCTTCCCGGAGAAATTACGCTTCATCTTGAGATAATCCACATATTCTAGGGCATGTATTTTCGTAAATCCAGAAGGTTCAAATGTATCATACCCCATATCCTTGCACCATATACCGAAAAATTTCAAGGCATTCCTGTATATCTCAACACTTCTCTTCCTAAGTGAGCAGGATTTTATATTTAGCATATCCTCCAAAGAGACCAATAGATTCCTTCGCTCGGTCTCGCATTTCTGCTCAAAAGGGTTCCAACCCTCATCCTCCAGCATGGATATAACCGTAGCCAAAGCTGCTTTGGCCGCCTCTTGCCGCTCACGTTTCTTCTTGAACCTATTTATCCCTAGCTTATAACGGAATTGTTTGATGTCTCCCGTACTCTCATCCTTAGCACGGAAATAGATATACCATTGCTTGCTTAAATCGCCTCCGCAGTCGCAGATTCTCGGTGTACTAAATGTAAAATTATTCAT